GATTCCCTCCAACTATTGAGATTGTTGGAGATTGTATATATTGCGAACCAGAAGATAAAACAATAATTTCAGTTATTTTTCCATTTTCTATTGTAGGAACAGCTTGTGCTGTGATTCCATCTGGTCCCGTTGGAGAATCTATAATAATCTGAGGTGGATCTAAAGGATTGTAACCATCTCCTTGATTTGTAACTACTATATTTGTAATAAAGTAATATGGATTGCCGTTATTTCCGAAAGTAACTACTTGTCCAACATAAGGTTTTGTTCTTATGTTTTTAATATTAAATTCAAAATTAGATGGTTGAGTTTGATCAATATTAGCAGTATATTGTAAAGGACTAATGCCATCAGCAACTAGTCCATAGTTGCCAAAGTCTGTATTAGAGTTTGTGATGGAACATGTCGATCCACCAGAAAGATAAACAGCTCTATCACAACAAATTTCAAAAATTGAAACCAATTGTGCATAACCTTGATTTAAAATAACAATACCGTCTCCTCCTTGATTATATTGTGTATATGAATCAAGAACAAAAGAGGCCGTTCCTTTAGCAAGATTACCATCAACTCTTAGTCCACTTCCAGTAGTAGTTAAACTAGTGCAATTTTGTATATATGGAGATTTTGCGATAACACCAGCTGTTCCAACATAGTTATCAAAATTTATAGTTCTTCCCGTAAAAGTTTCTCTATTTGCTACACTCAAAGTTACTGTAGTTCCATCAATTTTTGTTATGATGGAACCAGTACCAATACCATCTCCAAAAACAGTCATTCCGATTGAAAGATTTTCACTTGAAGAAACATTTAATATGTAACTTTCAAATATACCATCTGCAGTAGTCTGTACCGTATTCCCTACTTTAACTTTTGGAAATGACCCAACAGCAGATGGATACAAATGATTGGAAAATGTAACCCCTGTAATATAGCTTCCATTATTTAAATAAAATACATCTTCAGTTGGATTTGCTGGTAAAATAGTAACTTCTCGCAAGTTGTCTCCGACAATACCAGTATTAGGTGGCAAAACTACTGGATTTTGCTCTGTGTATACTCCAGATTTAACAAAAATAGTTGTTTTAAATGTTGGTTGTTGAATCTCTACTGTGTTCTCTCCATTCTCTAGAATAAATTGAATGATATTAAAATAATTTTCTATTGATAATTCTACATCAGCACAAGGAGGAAATACTGGATTATCTTCACTATCAACATCAACAACTAAAGAATTATCTATATATGGTTCAATTAAACTGTAAACAGGAGAATAAACAGTGCCAAGAGAATCTGTTTGCCAGTTTCTTATGGCAAGAATCATTAAATCTTTTGCTTTATTAAAAGTAGCTATAGATTCTTGTAATTCATTATTAATAAATGATAGCAAATTACCTTTAAAATACGAATTACCAGATTCAATAGAATTTACATTTCCCCCATTCTTCAAATCTGATGCAATTGCATCTATAATATGTCCAACATCTCGATAACAAAGATCTTCCATTTCAGACGTACTGAAATTAAAACTTCCGTATTCAGTTTTTAACCACCCAATTGCTTCTTCTTGAATTAGTTTTCTGTTGACTAAAATTTGATTTGAAGCATCTTGCAATTTTCCTAAGTAACCAGAATTTGCTGCAAGTAACGCAGATTTAATAGATGCCTTTGCTGTTTCTTGACTTAAACCATCATTATTATCATCACCATCTTTTGTTACCCAAAGAACATTAGAAATTGATAATGTCTTCCAAAGAACTCCAGTTTCAGTTGATATTAATACTTGTCCTGGAGTTCCACTTTGCTCTGCACTATCAACAAGAGCGCCATCAATTTGCAGAGCTTCAAATCCTTGCTCACCCGTAGAAATATTATATAAATCTTGAGCGATATCATTTATTTCAAGTCTTTGTTGCTCGAAAGTAAATGTTTTTAATACTTCTCTACGGATTATTGCCATTTTCTATGAGTAATTTTAAGAGAGATTTTATCTCAGATATTTCATTCTTTAGACTATTTATGTTATCTTTCATCTCATTAAACTCAGATGTTAACCTTTTTGTTGGGCGATCTTTACTTATGATCGCTCCAGTATTAACATCTCTAACTAGGTTTGGATGACCATCAACAGGTAAATAATTCATCAGAATGAAGCAACTGCACGAACGTCTTGAATCTTTGGAGCATATGCTGGATCATCTGTCTTCATTACGATCTTAATTGCAAATGAAGTGAATTCGGGAAGATCCGAAACGCTATACTTAAACTCTTGATACGATGATTGTTTTTCTACGATTGCAGAGATTGAATTTTCTGCTGTAGCCAAATCACTATTATCAGGAGAACCATCAATATTGAAATACTTCCAGTTAATATCTTCAAAGTTTGTTTGTAATGATGCTTCTTTAATTCTATAAAGAACTTTTACATTTTGAGTGTCTTTGACATTAGCAGTAATTCTCACATCAATAGAAGTTCCAGGACTATTGATAGCAACTTCTTTAGAAACATATTTTGCTAGAGATGAAGTATTCTTGGAACTTGTTTCTGGAGTGAAATCGACCCCAGTTGCAAATTGCATAGAAGCAACTTCTACATATCTACCATCACCTGTTTTAACAATATCACCAACTCTAAAGATATCTTGTGATTGATTATTTTCTTTTCTAACAAATGCACTGTCTTTAGTTATCGCACTAACATAATTTCCATTAATTGGGAAGTAGCTATTCTCTACGATAATTTCTTTTTCCTTGGAATCCCATGAAATAATTTTACCATTAATAGTATTTGCATAATCAATATTTACATTCTGTGGATAGTATGCAATCAAATCTGCATTTTCCGCAAAGGTATAAATTTGTTCTACTGAAGATGAAACACTTAAGTTGACAGAAGTAATACGAACTCCAGCTGGAGTGGTAGCAATTACTTGCTCATTATTTTCAAATGCAACTGAAGTATTCAGCGTAATTAGAGCAACATTATTGTCATAATCTATAATTGTACCTACTGCTTTACTTGTTTGTCCTGATAAGATTGTTCCAGAAACAAGATCATCATCTGAACCAACTATAATTAACCCAAGATTATATAATGGGAAGAATCTTAGAATTTGATTTCTCTTTCCAAATCTATTTTCAAATCCAGTTGAGTTTTCAACTCTATTTGTTGCAGTTTTAACTGAGCAAGTGTTTAGATCAATTACTGGCGATAGATAAGAAACAGAAGAAGAAAGATTAATCTTATAAGTTAAAGATCTATTAATAGAATTTAATGTCTCATTAATTCTAGAAGCAATTACTTTTTGATTCGTAAAGAATTGCTCTTGATTTAAGAAAGTTCTTTCGAAATCAGTTTGTGTGTAAGTTGGGAAGTTAGGTGAAGAAGAATCTACTGGAGTAATATTTGTAGTTTTTACAAATGTATCAATAGTAGTTCCTTCTAATTGTAAGTAAGAAATTTGTGCATATAATCTTTCAAACTTTCTATTATAAGATGCCAATACTTTATTGCCGCCACCAATGACACTAGAGCCAGCTCTATTTGGCGAAATGATATTGTAGGTATCTAATCCAGAGTTCTTAACTTCAAATAATAGTGAGTTTAGTGAAGAAGAAGAAATACCACCAACAGTTTCTGCGTTTCTGAAGAATACATATGACTTACCTTTATCTTCAAATCCATGATCTCTATGAGTTACCTTAATAATTGAATTGTTATTTTTAAATAAATCTGATGTAGCATTTGTGGAAGATCTCACACTAGTTTCAAAAGGACTTGCATCTAGCAATTCATAACCAAGATTAGAATTTGTTAGTAAGATTTCTGCTGGTCGTGAAATATTAAATTCTGCACGATAAAGAGTAAATTTAATATCTTCAAACAAATCTTCAGTCCAGTTATCAGTATTTTGTGATTTGTAAACAGAACCAAGTAAAGGTTGTGAGTTAACTGTAGTGCTAGTTGCAATTTCAGTTTCACCTAAACGAGACGCCCAAATTTCATAATTAATAGAATCAGTTTCAATTGTTAAAGCATACTCGGTATCATTCTGTAGATAAACTGGGTGCTTAAAGTTAAATCTAGTTGGAACAATAGATTTGGTTTCACTGAATTCATCTGTACAAATACCCATTCTTACAGCTGGAGTGTCAATCTCAATAATAGATTCAATTGTAGCCTCTCCTGCGCCGCTTCCAACGCCTTTAATAACAACAGATGGTGCTTCGGTATATCCACGACCATTTAATGAAATTTCTGCATTATAAATCTTGAAGTCAGAAACACTAACAGTTCCAGTTGCAGTGCTTCCTCCTGGTAATTGTGGACTCTCGATAGTAATAGTAGCACTTTCGTAATTGTCGCCTACATTAGTAACTTTTAAATCAACAACCTTACCAGAATCTTTAGCAATTAGTAGTACTGCATTTTTATTTCTGGTGTTATTAAATTCAGTTACAGATGGAATCTCCAATGGTTCATTTTGTAAGAATGAAGTTCCATTGTGATTACTTAATACTAAAGTATATACTTGTTCTTTGTTTAATTGGAATTGAATTGAATTTTCGTCTCCAACTAAAATGTTATTTTTATCAAAAACTTTTAAGATAGGACCAGTGGCATTTGAATTCTTTCCTTTAATAAACTCGCCTTTTCTGATGGAAATAGTATCAGAATCTCCAGTTAAATAAACTCTTAAGTAAGTTTCTGGATACATGATTGATTCAGAACCAGGAATAATAAACTTGCCTGGCTTTCCAGTATCAATATTTGTTAGATAAACTCTAATTGGAACTGTTTCATCTTTTTTATTGAAGAACAGATCAATACCAGTAGTAAACATACCACCAGCAAAATTCTCAATTTTAAATGTTTGTGCCAGTGGGTTTGGCTTCGATTCCTGATCTGTATTACTATTAACTAATTGAACACCTTCATTTGCTTTAAAGTATGCAACTGAAGTTGAAATAATTGATTGTGGATTTTCTGGAATGATACCAGTAGAATAAAATTTAATTTCTGCGTAAGTATCTGCAGTTAACTTTTCGGAATATTCTGCAGAAGAAGAAAAGGTGATGGTTTTTTCACCTGTCGTGAAACGCATTTCTTCAGAACCTTCATCATAAGAAACTGTATTTACATCTCCAGTCCATCTAGAATTTTCAATTGGCGGATAACCAGATGGGAATAAAATTATTCCACTTAGATTGCCATTAGAATCTGTAACTAAAGGAGAATTAAATGTTGAAAGAGAACTTCCAGCTACGCCAGTAAAAATAGTATCAGGAACAACCCATCTATTTGCATTTCTTCCTTCAATAAAAATATTGAGGTTGGTATTTGCCTTTAATCTTTGGACTTTAAATTTAACAGGGATTGATCTAGCAAAGAATTGTAGTGAAGATGAAACACTATTGTTATTAACTGTTTTGGAATTAATTCCTTTACCAATTTCATTATTCTGTGGGTTTACATTTGAAGAACTTGCGATTGATGCTTGTTGAACTAATGCATTTACTCCCTCACTAGCAACTGATGCAAAAGAATTGATATTCAAGAAGGAAGCATTTGTTCCTACCCAATTTACAACAAATGAATTGTAAATACTAGATAGAGATTCTTTTACATTATCTTTTGCTTGGAAGATAGTAAAGTGACTTGTGTTATTGTTAATTGCTAATGGAGCAATGGTTGTATCGTACCATTGATCAATAGTAGGACTGATTGCACAATCACCAACATACTGAACTACTACAAATGGATTTGGATTAATTGTTTTGGTCGCAAATTCATTGCCAAGAACTTTAACTGAGCTATATGGCAACGTAACAATATTTTCTGACTTTTTATATCCAGAGATAGCACGTTGATCTTCTCTTGTATTGACTTCAACTAAATTGAAACTATTTTCTCTTGTTTGTGGACGCAAAACAGATTGTTGTGTATCAATAGAGCATCTGTAATCAGATGATTTAATATTACCAATACCATGAGATTCGAAGTTATCTACAATAAAACCACTCTTAAATCTATCAAGACCAATCTCATCTTTAACCTGCATGTTTAATGCTTGCTGCTCAAGAATGCTAAGAGTTGTATAATATTCGAGGCGTTCAATACGCTTCTCAAGCTTACCAATATCTTTCATCGTATATCTACGATTGTCAACTGGAGTAATTCTCACATCCTTACTATCATTAGTGAAGGATGGAATATAAAGATAACAGATTGGAATTGCGTCATCAATATTATCTGGTTTAGATGGATTCAGTGAAGAATTGCCAGATTTTACAATAAACTCTCCTTTTTTGTTTAGGAAGATTCCATCAATACGATCTAAGTATTGTGTTTCACTAAATGAAACTGTGAATTCTAGATTTGGATCTGATGCTGGAGTAGAAGAAATAACACCGCCGTCTCCAACAAAGTTTACATAACTCTTTCCTTCTGGATTTGTTAAAATTGAAATATCCTGGAATCCAGTAATTGTTGTGTTGGAATCTACTTTTGGTCTAAAGTCAATAACATCTTTTAGTGAAAGAATACCATTCAGCGTAGAGTTGAACGAAGGAATTTCATCAGATGGTACTCCTGCTTCGTGTAGATAAGAATCTACGGTACAAAAATCTCCCTGCGAATGCTCAAAATAATCAAATGCAATTACTAGTTGTCCAATAGGAGCATCAAATCCTGGCTTTAATACCAATCTTGATACATCATATAAAGTATCTCTTTGACCATCATCAAATGTGAACTTGTATGTAATATCTGTTCCACTAATTAACTGACCACTTGCATCTACATCTGGTGGTGTAGTTGAAGTTCCTTCATAAACATATCTTAACTTATATGCATCGGAGTAAGAAAATACTTGAACATTTTCACCATCATAATCTGTACCACGGAAAGGAATAACTCTATCTCCGCTAGAAGTAACAACAATTCTTTTATTTGTGATAGCAGTTTTTAACCTTGGCTTTGCCTTATCAATCTCTACAGTAGCAGTTAGTTTTAATTTAGGATAATTTGCTAAACCAGAACCAAAATAATTATCTGGTAAATTAATAACTGCAGATCCTGTAGTAATGCCAGTGGAATCTGATGTTGGATTATTAATACTGACAGAATCTGGAGAGATATAAACGATATCTCCAGATTCCACTAAAGTAGAATCACCTTTATCCAAAACAGTCAATACAAATGCATTTTCTGAATATGAAACAAATCTTTGGAATCCAGTTCCTAATTGTGCAGTAAATGTTAGAGTACCACCACTAGAAGAAAGATCAGTAGTAAAATCCTTTCTAATATAGCATCTAATTTTTGTATCAGAAGTATCTTTTACCAAAGAAGCTACCTGCTTACTTCCAGTTGGAAATACCAATGATGAAGTTACATTTTCAATGATTGGTCTAATTCTTACAACACTAGCATTAACAATATCATTTGGCAAGCTATAATCTAGATAAATTCTTGATTTGAAAACACCTTGTGCATCTGAAGTATATTGCACAATATTTTTGATTACTTGATTTGACTCATCAGTAAACTGAATAATATCACCTTGTATTAAGTCTTTTGCTAGGTTAGCTCCAAAACCATTACATTCAATAAAACGATCACCAGCTTTACCAGAGAAAGTAAAGTTAGTTATTTGTTTGTAATTTGAATATTCTGTCTTTGTGAAATCTACATCAGCTGTAAATACATAGTTGTTATAATTGGAGTATATTGATTTTACATTTTGTGGGGTGTAAGTTAAAACAGTATTCTTAAAAAGAACTGGTATAATTACCGAAAAATTTGACGGAGAATCTGGTTGAGGAGATGCAGTAATTACAGGAGGAGCTGCATACTCTTTTCTTAAAGCGGTTCTATCATTGATTTCAATCTTATAGATAGAACCACCAACTAATTCTGGAGTTACTTTTGATGAATTAATTTCGTCTCCATCGATAATCAACTTTGCATCTGTTGTATAACCATTACCACGCTTTGTAACAATAAAGTGGGAAATAGTATTATCTTTAGCAATTTTTAAAGAATTTCCATCTTCATCTGAAATAGTTTCTCCAGAAATAAATTCTCCAGAAAGAACACTAACAAATAATAAATTTCCACTGCTGTAGTTTTCTGTGGAGTCGGATTCTATTACTCCATAGGCATTGCTAGTTTTGCCTACAATGTATTTACCAACACCAAATCCAATTGATGGCTGCTCTTCTAAAGTAATCTTGGTAAAGAAAATAGGATTAAAATAAGAGAAATTAAAGATTCCGCTATAAGGTCTTGAGTTAATTCCACTTCTTCCTCTTGAAACTACAATATCTGTATCCGAATTAAACCCAAGTGCTCTATCAGAAAGAGAGAAATTCTTTGGTTTTGTAATTCCAATTACTGGGGTAATTGTATTATTATAATCTACTACTGTTCCATAATAAGCAGCTCCTCCAGCAAGAGCTTCTGCTTCTGTTTCGTACAGTAATCTAATCTTTCCTGCTCCCCCATCATCATATTCTAAGAAATATGTATCAAGAACAGATTTGTCCCCTTTTATAGTAAGCTCTACAAAAAATTGTCCTGATGCAGTAGAAACATCATTTCTCTTAGAAATAGATCCAGCAATAACATCAACTGAACCAACGGAAGAAGGTTCTCCACCACTTCTTGTTTTTACGTACCATAAAGTCGATGGATATTCATTTCTTGCTGCAGGTAATGTATTTGCAACTTGTACATAAATTGTTTTAATACCATCTTTTAATGTAAAAGGTTGTGCTCTTCTTGATTTGGTTAATTTGAAATATGAATCTTCTTCTTCTCCATTGAGACCAATGGAACCGTCATTAAATAAACAACTTAAGTATACATCTGGATATGCAGTTAAATCTCCAGCTACATTGTTTAAAGGAACGCTTCCATAAACGTTAGAAATTTTAAATGTAGTTGATCCTTTTGACTTTAAAACTACATTATCTCTAGTTAAAGTATCTCTTGCCTTATCAATCTCTAGATATTTTGTTTCTTTATTTACAATTTCAAATCCACGTACATATGCTTTACCTGTTCCTACACTAGCAATCATTTTGCGAGTAGCTACATCTTCACTAAGACCATTTACTAATCCAGAAGATGATTTTTTAAACAAACCATTATTATCATTTCTTTGATAATATTCTCTAATATCTAAAGAGAAATCTTTTACAATGTAATCACCAGATTCATCATAGGTTCTTCTAGCTAAAGTTTCTTCCAATAAAGTATAATCTGCTGGCTTAACTTGCTTCTCAATTACTCCGTTTTTAATTTTAATTATCTGAATAAAATTTTTATCAGTTAGCTCGTCATACCCATATTTTCTAAGATCTAAGAAAATTTTTAACCTGTGTGCTCCTGGAGCAGATGCATTTGAAAATCCCCTTGCATTATCATAAAGTGAAGGATCTTCTTCTGGAGTAATAATTTCTTCAATAATATTAAATCCAACTTTTGCAGATGGTTTATCGTAATATTTGTCTATAACAAGTAGTTGTTGCTCATTTCTTACAAAATATCCATTTACAAAATAGACACCTTCTTCTACTTTAAGAGCTGTTGCAAATCCCATCGCAGGACTAGTCAAAGAAGTTGTTTCTTCTGTATCTGGATTAGTTACCGAAATAGTTGTAGGTAAAACACTTCCATCAGTACCAACAACAAGAAGTGGAGTATTTACTCCACCAACTACTTCTAAAGTTTCTCCTTGTCTAAAAGTAGATTCATTTGCCGAATCGCCACTATTAATATAATTAACAAATAAAGTATCTGCTTCTTCAGTAGTTGCATACTCAGTTTCTACAACTGTAGCAGAAACTCCAGAATTAATACCACGAAGAGTAGAACCAATTAAATTTTTAATATCAAATTTTTTATATACTATAGATCCATTTTCATTTACAGCAACTTCAGAAACTGAAGACAATTTAACATAATTTACTTTGACGTTTAAACCAATTTCACCAGGAATTACTAGTTGTCCTTGTTTAAATTGAAACTTAGCATAATTTTCAATTTGATTTTGAAGAATTGATTGTAGAGAAGTTAGCTCTCTAGTTTGGATAGAATACCCAGGTCTAAAGAGAACTTTATAAAAATTCTTTTGTGGATCAAAATCGTCAAAATATGGTGATACGTTAAGATTTGTCTTCTGTGGCATCGTAAATGAGTCTCTCTACTTGGAACCTATTTCCCTATCTTATTTATCAGTAAAGATAAAAAAATCTCCCCATTTAGGGGAGATTAAAGCATAAAGTTTAAATCAGAACTCGATTACAAGTTTGATATCTTCGATTTGATCTGGAGCACGAGTGATCAATCTTCTGTTTTCTACATAAATCATGTCGCCCGAGTTTGGAGCAAGTTCTGGATTTGCAAGACCACTTGCAAATGTAACACCAAGAACAGATGAGTTATCTGTAGTATCTACATTTCCACTTGCTAGTGAAGTAAAACCAGTAACAGCATTTGCTCCATTTGATTCAAAAGATCTTACTACACCCAAATCTTTATGAAGATCTGGAGATTGAATATACTTAAGAACACCATCAGTAGTGCTTCCAGAATCAAGAGTCCATGAAACTACAGTACCAAAAGCAGTACCACCAGTTACAGTCTGAGAAATAGTTTCATCTGGAACAAAATCTGCAGTAGCACCAGTAATTTTAACTGCATGTAGACCATTAACTGTATCTACGGTAGCAAATGAAGTAGTACCAAAGGCATATGGATCCTTTAGAATACCAATTCTACGGAAATCGTTATCTACTGGGAAGTCACCCGAACCTTCTGCATAAGTTAGACGAATATTCGTCATAACACGTTTCGCATTAAGCTCAAGCTCGAAGTCAAAACCATGCCCACCTTGTGGTGGAAGTACTGGTTCAAGTGCTCCAGTTGCAGTTCCTCCAACAGAAACAGAAGATGTTAGACTAGAATCACTGAATAGTCCATATGCAGTTGCTCCAGAACCAGTTCCTGTTGCCAGAGGTACAGATGCATATGTGTAACCACTACCTGGATCAGTAACGGTAGCAGAAACAAGAGCACCAGAAGTTACAACTAATTGAACCTTACCCCCAGCACCATCTCCAATAATAGGAGCGTAATGAGTTCCATTTGGAAGATTTGCTCCAGCGTTTTCAATTAAAACAACATCGATTGCACCATCAACTGCTGCAGCTTCTGTAGCTTGTCTTGTTGGTTCAGATGGAGATACAATTGGCATAAAATCTGTCGATAGGAAACGTAGTACATCATCTGTTGGGATGGTGTACATATATTTCCAAACATATCCAGCATTTCCTGCTTCTTCAGTGAAAATTCCATTTGCATATGAACCCTGTCCAGCAGAAGGGGAAGTTTTTGGTTCATTGGTTGCATTTTGCCCAGAAAGATTTCCTGGATTTTCTCCATTATATAAACATTTAAATACTTCGTATTGGGAATTAATTACGTAAAATTTAGCATTGCTAATTGAAGTAACACCAGTAGCAGCTTGCTTGCCAACTTGGCCACCTCCATTTGGGGTAGAAGAATAATCAGGCTTCCACATATCAAACTTAGGATTGGCAACTAAATCCCAATTATAACGACGAATTACTGCACGAGCAAAATCGGAGGTAATTCTTTTTGCCGCAATAATATCATCATAAATATCATATTTTTCTTTTTGATTATCAAAAGGAACTGGTGGAACATCTTCTGTTGCATATCTATAAACACCAGTAACTGCAGTAGCACCAGTGTCTGCAACTCCATTCCACCCCTTCAAAGTTGATCCTGTCGCTGGAACCGAAGAAACTGTAGGACCAATATTAAACAGAAGTAGACTATCTTCGTAAACTTCTCTAATAATGCCTTTAAAAGTTGCTCCAGCATATGAAGCGCCAACATAAACTTCATCACCAATAACAAAATCTGTTGCTGATTTATTGTATAATTCTATATAAGAATCCCATTTCTGTGGACGACCAACAAAGAAATACATTCTTGTGCGTTCTTCGCCAGAATCAGTGGATCCTTCTGACAAAGACTCCAAAAACTGTTTAGCATTAAAAATTCTAAACTTATCTGAGATAATAGCAGCCATTTAATTAATCTCTCTAGTAAAAACGTTTTGTCTGATTTATTTATATTTATAAACTTCAAAATGTTCTTAAATAATCACCTGCAGTATGCGAAGATGCAATAGTATTATCTGCACCTCTAGTCAAGTCTAGTAAAATATTACCAGACTTTCCATTATACTCAATAACTTCTTTATTGATAATAATTCTTCCAGACTCTGGTAACGCCGAAGCATTTTCAATTGTCATGGAAACATCAACATCAGAAATATCGTTGGATAATATAGATCCTATTTCATTAATAGATGGTCCTACCAAATTAAATACTTCTCCAGTTAAAGTAATTGACGAATTTGGTCTTTCTTCGAAGTCTGCTATAGTTAATTCTGGATATGCATATGTTACGGCAGAAATAGATCCAGATACATTTAATACTCCAGTATCAATAAATGATAAACTTTCAAAAGCATTTAATGTATGTCCTGCATTTCCTAAAGTATAAGTTTCATAGAAAATATCTGTATCCGTAGGTGTTGCGAAGAAGTCTACAACACCCATGCTGTAATCAATTTCTCTTGAGTAGAATACTTCAGAATTAAGTGATGCATCAATAGATATAATATTTTCCGCAATATCTGGATTTATTAAGTTACTTAGTGAAGTAGTGAAATAATAATTTGTTACATCTAAAACCGAAGTTGGTGGAATAATAATAATTTCATTTGTAACTTCTCTTAAAGTATTTGTGGAACTTGTGAGAGTTTCTTCAATTGATTGATTACTTAATGTATAATTTGTGCTATAAGATTCAATAGAAACGTTGAGATTTGATACAACAGAAATTTCTCTTTCTGGTTGATTTTCTGATGGAGTTTCTGTGGAGAATACAGAATCATTTTCGGAAATTATATCTCCTAATGCTACACTAGAAATTGAAGTTGGTGGAATAATAATAATTTCATTTGTAACTTCTTGTAAAGTATTCGTAGAACTTATTAAGGTTTCTACAGCAGACTCGTTACTTAGTCTATAATTTGTACTATAAGATTCAATAGAAACATTTAGATTTGATACAACAACAATTTCATTTTCAGTTTCTATTGAAACTGTATTGTGTTCAGAAATTATTTCTGTTAAAGTTGCTTCTAAAATTGAAGTTGGTGGAATAATGATAATTTCACTTGCACTTTCTTCTAAAGTAACTACAGAACTTATCGCGGTTTCTATATTGGATTGATTATTTAATGTATAATTTGTGCTATAAGATTCAATAGAAATGTTGGAAGTTATATCAATTACATTTGTTATGATATTAATACCACATTCTAGATTTAATACAGAAGAGCTTACAAATTCTGGTAATGATTCATTTACTTTTGCTATAGTTGATATCGTAGAATATGTTTCTGATATCAAATTATATGAAGTTGGTGGAATTATTGTTATTGATTTGATAAGTTTAATATCACTATTATCAATTTCTATTTGCAACTGATGTGTTGATAATAATGCAGTATTATAATATTCTAGACTTACCTTAGTGGAAGTTTCAGATTCTAATATTTGTGGATCATTAAATCTTACTACTTCTGATGATGTTGAATGTATTGCAGATACTATATTATATGAAGTTGGTGGAATTATTGTTATTGATTTGATAAGTTTAATATCACTATTATCAATTTCTATTTGCTGATCTGCTGTTAATAAAGATGAATTATATCTGGTTGTTGATTCAATTATTTCTGGTCTAACAACATGTGTTATTTCTCTAAATGTAGCGTGTTCGGATTCAATAGAAATTGATGTTTGAATTTCGGAAATTCCGACAGGAACTAAGCTTACTAAGTTTGGCAGATGTCTTAGATAATCGCCAGCTTCGTGTGTTTGTGGTGTTGTGCCATCCGCTCCTCTGGTAACATCTAAAAATCTATCAGATTTTTTCCTTTCATAATAAACAATTTCTTTGCCGATAAGAAGTCTACTAGAGTCTGGGAATCTTCTTGTATCGGGAATGTAGACAATCGTATCAGTTTCTGATAATGGAGCATCCAAGAAAGCACCTATGTCATTAATAGATTCAGTGTTTAATTGAATTATTGCCTCATTAATTTTTTTGCTGATAATTTTTGTAACTTGTCTATCAACTGAAGTGATTGTCGAAGAAGAAATGATATTAAATGGAATATCAATATAACTATGAATTTCTCTAGATGCAATTAATGCATTAGATTGAATATGCAATACAGGAAGTTTTATTACATGTTCACTTTGCTCTTTTATTTTAGATAATGTAACAACTTCGGGGGATGGTGATATAAAAGTTATTAATTGCTCATCTGATTCTTTTATTCCGCCTTGCTCAGATAAATTGATGTAACTAAAAATAGATTGTCCAGCTGGTCCATAACCAATTATAGTAACCTCGCTACTTGAAGTTAAACTATTTGAAAATGCTAATGGAGGAGAAACATTTAATGTAGTGGTACTATCAAATTTTCTTTGGTTATTTTTAATTCTGTTGTATCCTTTTGATATAACTACTTTTGGTGGTTCTTCATATCCATATCCACCATCAATTAAAACAATATCAATTATTTGTCCATTAATTGATATTACTTCTGCTTGCGCTCCTCCGCCACTTGAAGTTCTTGGAATAAAATTAATAATTGGTGAAGTATAATATTGATATGCTGTTGGCTGAAGTAAAACATTATTATTAAAGTAGAGCATTAAATCTCTTCTATTCCAGTTTAATTTTGTTATAGTGCCATTAGCATCTATTTCAGCAGTAATACTTAATCCTTCTCCTCTAACAATATCATTATAATTAGTCGCTTCTATTCTAGAGTAAATATCTGAAGATATAAACTCTCCTTTATTATATTGCTTGGTGGTAACTAATTCTGGTATAGAAATTATTTCTCTATAAGAAGATTCGCCATCAATTTGAACGGAATCTCCTACATTTAAATTAGAATATAATCTGCTTTTTCTCTCGTGTGCTTTTTTTCCAAGCTCAGAACCGTATAACCACGAAGGAATATCTACTTTTAAAGTTCTATATCCATCATCATCTTCACTATATGATATACTAGATGATTGATGAGAAGATAAAACAAATCTATCATTTTTGTATTGGTTGATGAATATAAAATCAGAATCATCTAAATCATTAAAAGAAGAACATAGTAATGTTAAATTTAATCTATTTTCATTGGGTTCGAATAATTTTATTTCACCAATAATAGAATTATTTTGAAGAACCACCACATTGTCACCAACATAATTGCCAAACCAAGAATAAAATGCTTGTATATCTGGAGAACCTTCTATGATTAAGTTTGCTTCCGAATAGTATGCATCTGGTTCAAAATCATAAAATGTTAATGTTTTTGATTTATCTCTTCCATAAAATAGTAAAATAGAAATTTTCTGTAGGATTTGTTTCCCTGACTCATCCTCGTAATATCTTAATGGTGAACTAAATGTAATATTTGGACCAACAATATCATAAGACTTTCCTGGAATTTGTAGTACGCCATCAATAAATACAACCGCATATGTAGAATCATCAACAGAAACAACAGTATTTTCTACTTCATCTAAGATCAAGAAAGGACCACTCCCTCTATATTTTATAGTACGTGAATCTATACTCAATCTTCTATATGATCCAATACTGTAAATAAAACATTTTTCTCTAATTACAATATCATCAGTGCTATCATACAATTCACCATGACTAATTGGTGGAGAAGTAAATGCAATTTTATCGGTAGTATTTGAATTCTGAGACCTTATAATAGAATACGAATTTTCAAATGGTTCTTCTTCATTTGATCTAGCATTTTGTAAAACTCCATTTAGTGCTACAATAAACTTTTCGTTTGGTAAAGATTTTACAATAGATCCATCTTCTTCATATAAATCAAAAATTCTTTTTTCTCCATCAAATTGATCCGAAATATTTTGTATTTTTCTGATGTATTGTGAGTTTAAAGTATTATCTTTAAATTTAATAGATTTACAATAGAATTTTTGTGCTTCAACTATTTGTCCTTCCGCCAATCGTTGCCCCAATGGAGGTTGAGCAAATGTAATCGTATTTCCTTTAACAGTAAATGACTTTCCTGGTTCTTGCAAAACACCATCAATAGTTACAATTAAATTATTTTCACTGTATGGAGCGTAAGCTGTTTTAGTTCTACTATCTAATAAAGTAAATGTTTTTGTTCCATATAAAACACCACTATTGGGATCGAAATCTCCGTCAAATGGCGTAGATAAAATCAATTCTTTCGCAACAGTTTCTGAAGAATCAAATGTATCTACAGAAACAGATCCAATACCTCTTTCCACATTAATATTGTTGAAAGAGAAAACATTTTCGGTAATATATCTTCTAGTATTAACGACAGAAATATTTTCAGGTTTTAAGTTAATAAAAGAATGAGTTTCAATTTCTTTAATTTCGGAAGGCATTGTGGTATTACCTTCCGATTCTATTATCAATTCTCCAAATAACTGGAATCCTGCTGGATGAGTTGTTTCTCTAATTAAATCTCTCCAAAAATCTATGGATGTTCTTGATTTAATAACATAAGAATAGTCTTGATAAAAGAATGAATCAGTTAATTTTTGAGAATTTGAACTAAGTTTTCCACGTTCAGAATTAAATCTTCCAACATTATTTGAATAATTTCTAATGTCTGGAGTAAATTCTGTATTAATTTGGGCAATTAATGTTGCAGTTTTTGATCTAGCAAAACCTTTGATTGGTAAATTATTTTTAAATATACCTTTAATATTTTGTACTTTTAATAAATTGCTGCCAATTCGCCAACCTTTTTTAGATACAATAGCTTCTGCTATTAGTATGTCATTTTCATATTGAGTGATTTTTTCTCCTTCAAAGAAAGAGTCATCTTCAAAATCTTTCAACACAAATGTTGTGGTCGATTTAAATGAAGGTATGGTGGAATAATCTGAATTATATCCAAATCCACTATTAATTAATTTAATATTTTTTGGAACTCCAATATTAGATGAGGTAAAAAACACTTTTACATCAGATTCAAATATTTTTACAATTGGATCGTATGTAAATCCCTTTCCCGAATTTAAAATATTAACAGATTTTACTCGACCATTTTCTACTACACATTCTAAATGATAATCAAACCCATCCCCATCTGTTATTATAGCTACAGGTTTAGAGTAATTGCTTCCTTGATTTTCTACTACAACCGAGGATAAAGATCCCGTGATCGGATTAATTTTTGCAGATACAGTAGATAAGAAAGATGATGTTGGTAATACTCCTTTGCAAATAGGAATTGATTTATAATTAGTACCAGTATCATTTATAGAAATATTTGATATAGAACCTATTGCAAATTGAGATGTTGTAGTATAGGAAATATCTCCAGATCCATCATATTGTGGCAATGATTTTACATTATATACAAATTTTCTATCAGTAGAATAAATTATTGATTGTTCTCCAGATAAAGGATCATCAATAACTTTTAGGGAAGAACCATCAGTATTGACATCATTAGTTGCTTTGATAAAATAATAATAATTATTAAAATTTACTGGACTTTTATTTTGATAAGTATTTGATGAAATATTTGGTCCAAATCCTAATTTAATGGAAACAAAAGATCCTGCGGTTCCAGGTAAATTGGAACTTACATTCTTTTCTTCCGTAAATAAATTATAATTTAAACTAGAAGAAAAATCCAAGAAAGTATCTGCCATCGATGGATGACTAGTATCAAACTTATACTTGTAATATTTTTGAATATCGATTGTGGGATTAATTTCGAAATTAATTTGATCTTTACTAAATTCTAGTTTAAATTGTGGAGATTCTACAGATTCAACTTTAACAAATTTATTTGGATTATTATCATCAAAGAAAATGCTACTTTGTAAAATTCTTGTAGGATTACTTACCGAATAGTCATAAGCAACTAATAATTCTCTAGTAGATTGATTGTAATCAATAACGAAAGGAGAATTCTGTGAATCTCCTAACACTCTAGATCCTTTCTCAAATTTATATGATGTTTCGGCAAAAGTTATTTCTTGATTGTCAAAGTGGTCTATTGCTGTAGTATTCTTTTGTGCTCTTTCAACAATAACTGATTTAGTTTGATTTTTTATTTGGATTATTTTGACAACTTCACCGCCAACAGTTAGAAAATCACCAACTGATAAATCATTGATGCTGGTTAAAAATAATTCATCATTTTGAGCAGAAAACCCAACATGGTCTACAAATAAATTTAATCTAGAAGTCCTTGTAGAAATTTCTAATCTGTTTAGATCTTCGTCTGCTACAGTGAGAATATCAGATTTTTTATATCCATAACCTTTATTAGTTATAGTTACTGAAAAAACCCTACCATATCCACCACCAACATTAAAAACTTCTATGGTAGCTCTAGCATTTCCTGGATCACCAGGCTTACCAACATTTTTTCTTGCTTTACTAGAATCTACAAAAATTAATTCTACATCTGTGTATGTGCCATTTTCATAGTCCAATCCACTGTTTAAAAGTTCAAATCTACCAATTCCAGTATCAACAATTTTTCCATTAAAAGATAACTCTTGTAAAATTGCTTTTTGGTATAGTCTTTTTCTTACATAATAAGTTGTTTCTGTGATAGAATCGTCAGGGAAAATATTAACAAATACTTTGTCTCCTATCGCTAAATTATGATCTTCATTAGTTTGTAAAATAGCTACTTTATCATTTAAGGAATTGATTGTCAGATTTTCGCTGAGAGAAGTGGTAGAAATAATTTTTGCATTGGAAGTATCAGAAATAGTGCTACTTTTAATAATAAAATCATCTGTTGCAAAAATATCTCCAGTAATAATTCTGACTTTTAACGCATTTTGTTTTAATGTTCCTTCTAATACTAATCCAGTTCCAAAAACAACACCATCACTTTCTCTAATAAAAGATATAATAGAATCTTTAGTGTAAGTTCCATTTTTATCTAATAGTAAATTTAATACTTTAATAGTTGCAAATACAGGCAAAGAAGGATCGAATGTATTTTGTACTGATCTCAATACAACACGACTATCATTAATAACATCTCCAATAATCTCTCCTTGTGTTAATTCATCAGACAAATCTGGAATAACTCTAAATGAACCATCTGGACCAACAGCAAGATTATTAACTACTTTTACATTAGGAGATTCTGAAAATTGGAAATCATTAATCTCCAAATTATCTACAATAATTTGATTTAATAAAACTCCCTCACCTTGGAATAAAATATCTCCTTGAAATAGATATGCACTTTCAATTAGATCAATTACAATACCTTTATCCTGAACAGATTCTAAAGATACTGTATTTTTACCATTAACAGAAGAAACAAATGCTTTTGCTCCAGATCCTTCTGTGTTTAAATTATCTACAAATAATTCAGAACCAACTGAAAAGGTTTCTGTTGAGAAATCTGCATAGGCTTCAGAAACATTTCCATTAGTAACATCTCCAATGAGAGCAAATGAATTTACTCCATTGTTATCGATATCACTAGTTCTTAATCTTTTTAAATTTTTTGGGAGATCATCTTGAGATATATTTGAATTATAATTTGAGTCTACTGGAAGAGAATAAAAATTCTTGCCTAAAATATATGGAAATACTGGTGTGCCAGAAGAATCAATTGTTACAAAATAAGCATAAGTTCCATTTGGATATTCTGGGGTTACACAGAATCTACCATTATTTTCATCTAATTCTGTTTTTCCACTATTAACAGAAGGAACCCAAGCATAATCGTCAACAAAAGTTCCTAATTCATATTGTAAGATAGAAGGACCATTTACTCTAGAATTGTTTAATTGATATCCACTATTCATTCTAACAACAGTGGAATTTGGATTGCCTGGATCCGAAAATCCATATGGACCATATATTGGATTACCATCATAAGCAAATCCCAAAATTGGAGAATGTTGTTTTGTTCCAGGATTTTCTCCAAGAACATTATTGATATTATCAGCAGATCTAAATCTTAAATTTGCTGGGTTTGCGACAATACCATAACCCAACCCAATTTTTAGATTGAAATTTGGAAACACATATGAATTGTTTGAATCTAACTCTAATCTGTATTTTTTGAATCTATCTTTTGTCCATTCTCTAATTGTAGCAGATGCAAATGCACCAGAACCTGCTGGAATAACCTCTACAATTAAACTATTTCTATTATAAAAACGACCTCCATTTATTTTCTGACATCTTACGAGTTTTCCTTCTGGAGAAACAATTGCTTCATACTCGGCAAATGCTCCTTTACCTAAGGCATCAAAAATTCTAATTAGTGGAGCAGAAGAATAATATTCTCCTTCATTTTCAACTACAATGCTTGTAATTTCACCATTAGTTACAATTGGTCTTAATTTTGCATTTCTACCAGATGTAATAGTTATAGTTGGATCTTCTTCGTAAATATCATCGAATAAAATCTCAATACTATCTAAAACTTCTCCCGCAAGAAAACATCTAGCTTTATTTGGCTCATTGTTTATTAAGACAAATGGAGGTGCTTGATAACCAACTCCTTTATTCTCTAAAGTAATTTTTGTTATTTGACCAAACTTTACGGTTTCAAAATCTTTATTACTATATGCTACCGATCCATCTGTTAAAATACCAATATCTCTATTTGATACAGGATAAACTTCGGTTGTGGTAATAGGATTTTTTCTAACTAATCTTAAAAATTTTTGATCTTCTAGATTTGTAGGAGATGATTCTTTTAATATTCCATGATGAGGATAACCAGATGAACAAATATAAAAATATTGATCATCTTCATAAATTGCAGAAACGTCAGAATTTAAATCCCCAATCGCAGCAGAAATTTGTTGATTTAACGAAGAAAATGCCTTTCTAAAATTAGTATTTAAAAACCAATTTGCGCCTTCAATTATTGGATGATTGCTTTCAAAACCAGATTGCGAAATTTGTACTTTATCACCATAGTTTGAATATGGTTTTCCATTAATAACATTTAAATTATATAAAACTCCTAATCCAAGCAGTGTTACCGAACCGCCATCGTAAACTGCAGTAATTACATCATTACTATAAACAGGAGTTCCTGCAACATGAGTTGTATTTGGATTTGATCTATTGGAAATTATAAATTGATTTACATTTTTTTCAATAAATGTAATACGCTCGGAGTTTATAATTAATTCTCCTTTCTGTTCCCACCCCAACGTAGAATAAACATCAATTCTATCACCAGTAGTATCATTTACAGAAATATCAGTACGCAACGTTGTTTGCGCCGCAATTTTAAAATTTCCGTTAATTGAACTTGGGGACAAAATAATTTCAAAAATCCCATCGGAACCTCCATAGTTTACTGCGTCAACAACAGCCGATGCATATGATGTTTCTGTTTTTTGAACAATTTTAGTCCCAACTAATTTATTTACATCCCCAGTTAAAACTTTTGCTTTAATTGAATAATTACTAATCCAATCAGATGTTGAAGCCTTTAGTGTAAAATCTTTTGGATTGTATGTTTCTGGAGTATCATCTGCACTCTTGGAAACAATAGAATTAAAAATAAACTTAATAGATCTATCAGTTCCTTTTGATTTGTAAAAATCACTGATGTTTTTAATAAGAACACGCTTATCTACATCACCTTTGAGATATGCTTCTGGAAATCCACCAAGATACTGCGACTCAAAGCTTTTTACAAAAGCATATAAAAATAGATTACTTACATTATATACTACATCATTAGCATAATGTGGCTCTGCCTGAGTAGTTACAAACTTACTACTCTCGTATAGATCTCCAAGCGTAGTGTTACCACTAACCCCTCTAGAAACCTCTAGAAACTGTGTATCGGTCCTTTCCTTATAGAAACACAGTTCATTGCCTATTTTAATATATCCGTTCTGTTCTGGAAATGATGTAGCATCTTCTACTGTGATTACATCATCAGTTTCATTAATACTTGCTGATAATTCAGTGAACTGATTTAATAAATTCTTCTCATAAAAATTGATGTCACGATATTTCGTAACATTTGAAATGATATCAAGTGGTTGTCCTTGAATTTCTAATTGTTCGTAGTACTTCTCTACAAACTTGGAAAAGTTCTCGTATTCAGAAACTATAAACCCAGGTAGTTGAGATTCAATTAAGGTAGAGATATTTCTTGTCTTTGCAGCCATTTAATCTACTCGGGATAAGCAGTGAACTTACTTGTGGACATATCAACGTCTAAGAAAACCTCTCTTACAGCATTAATATCATTGCTTAAAGGTTTTACTCTTAATTCAATGCGGTTATCTTCAAAAGAACCACGAATGATAGTTAAATCATATAACATAACCTCACCTTTTTCATAATTAATGTCTCCAGCGGAGTCATTTAGAACTATTTTTAGTCCAGTTAAATCATCTATTCTATATAGGACGATTTTGCCATTCCTATCTTCAAGATACGAGGTATACTGAGGAAATTCACTAATTACAAACCCAGTCGAATGAAGTGTTGGTCCCTCGCAATCTTTGTCGAAAGTATTTTGGAAACAAACCTCATAAAAGAAGGTAGAATTGATTGCAGGATAGAAATCCTTCCTCATTACTACTGTAGTTTGATTAGAATTAATTGATCTATCTGCATCATCAATAACACCAACAAACTTACTATATCTAAACTTACCATTAAACTTTTCTGTGTCTGATTGATCAATATATTCTTGAACAACATTTCTTACTTTCTTTACAATTTCTGCTGGTGGTAAATTAGTTTTGGTTTTATCAAAATAGATCTTGCTTGTCAATTCAACAAATAAAATTGATGGATCTATAATATCAGCAGTAACAGACCCAACCATGTATGGTCTTAATTTTTGTATAATATCTTGTTTAGTAAATGAAGAAAGTAAATTTGCATTTGAAGGCTTGATTACAATCTTCACCTTGCCATATTCAGGAGGACTTGCTAACTCTCCTCCAAAGGTAATAATATCAGCAACCGCTGGATAAACGTTCCTAACGATCGCTGCATAGTCCTGTGAGGTCACCGCACGGTCCTGTGTGCCAAAATACCTAGGAGCATTGTATTTAATTTTATTGATGCTCTCGATGTCCTCTCCGCCCGAAGCAGGAGTTACTGAATTAACTGATACAGTTAAAGGATATACAGCATTGTCCTTATCATCAACAATACCATTAAATACAAAAGTTCTAGCACCATTTGTAGCGGGACCATTGGTAACTAGATAAGAAACTTCAATAAACTGACCAGTTTCTAGTTTTTTACCTAAAACTCCATCACCAAAGAACAATTCATAGTTCTCATCTTCAATCTCATTTAAGAAATATGATTTTGTTGTGGAATTAACATCTAGGATATTCTCTGCTCTCTCATAAATTTCAAAAGCAGATGAATTTTGCGAAGGATATACTTTTACTCTAAGGCTACTAGTATCAACACCTTGATTCTGAATAATAAAACGTTGCGACTTCAGAGCAGTATTAACTGTATACGAATTCTTAACTAATGATCCTTCATAGATAGGTACATCAATAAAACTAGCAGTACCATTTTCTACAGGTGCTGATATATCATCTAATGTAGTATATTGATATAATTCCGAATCAAATATTGTAGTAAATGCAGAACCAGTTCTTAAAATCGCTACATCTGGTGCGCTACTACTAAAATTAACATCAAAACTAATATAAGCAACAGGTGAAGTAACAGACTTCGGAGTATATCCTAATTGCTTGGCAATTCCAACAACATTATCTCTTAATGTTGCGGAATCTAAAAATAACTCGTTAACAACTAAATTTGTATTAAATGCTGTATAATACGTATTATACGCCAACACATCAAGTAATGTACTCCACACAGAACCTTCAAAATCATAATCCGTAAAATCAGATTGTGACCTTAAATATTCCTTTAAAGCAATCTTTATATCATTATAATCTAAATTTGCTACTTGGGTGTATGGCATTTATCGAGTTCTCTCTAAAAAGAATTCTACGTTGAGTGGAATATCGTCTCTACCTATAATCTCAAATTCCATTCCAACATCAAATCCATTATCATCGTAATTTGGAATAACTTCTAATGATATTATCCTAATTCTAGGTTCGTATTCATTTAATACGTTTCTAATCTCAGATTGGACCAGTGCTGCTACACCATAATCTAATTGTTCAAATAATAATCTAGAAATATCTGATCCGATCTGAGAATTAAATAAACGCTCACCTTTGTTGGTTAGCAAAAGATTAACGATAGACTGTTTAACAGCAGCCTCATCCTTACTGACAATTAAATCGCCAGTAATTGGATGCGGCTTGAATGTAACATTTAAATCTTTAAATGTTTGAAACTGTGGCACAGTAGACAAAAACGTTTGTTATTATTTATAGTCACTCATGCCACCTCTCAACAAAGTCATCAAATCCGCCAGCACCACCACATGGTCTGCTATAACGGTCTTCTGGTATTTTGTATTGTGCTTTTCTTAACAGGCGATCACTCGCCTGTTCTGATATCAGAGTCATTCCCGATTTGAGGAATTCCTCGCTCTTATCTACATTTGGCATCTGTTTTCTCCATATAGGTTGAACAGAACTTTTTAAGGGGTTCCTATCCCTGCCTTCAGAGACACATAACTATTTACCATTAAAAAAAGCGACACCAGAAGGCATCGCTTATCTCTTATTTCTTCTTCCTCTTATTTGCTGCTGCCTTTTTCTTTTGACTTTGATGTTGCGTTGAACGCTTATCTATTTTACTTTTACCATCCTTATGAATCCATGGATTCTTCATCGACCCTGCCCACGATAACGCTTAC